GGGTATGTGGAGCTGAAACAAATGCGGCGACTCATCGGCCGCCGCTTCAATCTGACATTCGCCCTTGGTTTTGGGCGTTGATCCTCGGATCGACTTAGGGAAGGTTGAGCCCTCTGTGCGCTTATCGCCCAGGAATGTGGGGCTGCCTTCCTTCTCGACGTCCGGTGCGAAAGCGGCCAGCTCGTCATAGATCACTGTGTCGGCGGATAGCTCGCGGTAGTTCTTCGCGGCAGCACCACCACGGCACCAGAGCTGCTTGCCGTGAGTGAAACGCTTAGTGTCCAGCGTGTTATCGCGGTGCTTCGATCCGTACCATGGCGCAAGATCAAGGACCGGCGGCACGTCGCGAACCATTGTTTCAATCTGCGACTTCATGAAGCCTTGAGCGGCGCCATCAGTCGGCAGCAACACCAGAATGTTCCGGCGCTTGTGCTCGACCTGGTAGCCGGTCGCCGCAATCAACATCTTGGAGTAGCCGACACGCGCGGACTTGATCACGTTTACCGTGCGTATCTCGTCGTTGCCCATGCTGTTCAGGATGGCGACCTGGTAATACAGCGTTTCCCACTTGCCTTCCTGATAGCTTGATTCGCTGGACAGGTAGAAATTCTGGTTCGCCCACTCCACTGCTGTTACTGGCACCGGTTTGGACAGTGCAGCCAGGCCGCGACGAATCGCCCGCTTCAGCTCATGGGTCTGCGGAAGCGAGATAGTCATCCAGTAGTGTGTCCAATCGTTCGTCCAACGATGCGGCCAGGTTTCGGGCCTTGGCCAGCTCTCGCTGCAAGGTATCCATGTGGCGCGTCTCGATGTCCGGGTGTTTGCGCTTGAGCGTTAACGGCAGCGTGTCGAGTATCGAAGCCACCTCAGCCGCCAACCGAGCCAGTGAGAAGGTGGCGAACTCAACCGGCACCAGGTGGCGCTTGGTCACCTCATTCTTTAGCTCCTGCCCTTCAGCCTGGGCCGCGGTTAACCGCAACCGCTCCTGCTGCAGCCTTGCATCCGTTCCGCCGTCGCCTTCGTCGTCAGGTTGTTGTGACCGCTCGGCGTGACTCAGGCGGTTATCAATCACCGAGCGAGCGGTATAGAAGGCTTCTCGCCCTATCCGCTCGACCGGCTCGACCCGCCATTTGTCAAAGGCCTGCACCGAAATCCCCAGGCTGGCGGCCATCTCTGACTTGTTCAGCCAGCCGCGCTGCTTTTTGGGTTCGGATTTAGCCATGGGGAAACAACAACCTGCCTCTGGAAAACGCTCATAAGTAGCGAACGATCGGGACGCGAATTACCCGCGACGGCCCCACCCCGCCGAAGGACCCAACGAGGGGGAGGGTCTGGCACCCCGCGCACCAATCCGGGGCACTCCGCTCATCGGGCCGTGGCCAGCGCCTTGGCGTAGGCCTTTTCAAACTCCACCGCAACACTCTGGTCGGCGGCCTTGTAGCCCACGCCGTAGAAGTCCAAGCGCTTCTTGTAGTTAGGGCGAGAGACGAAGGCGAGCACCATCTTGATGTTCTTGCGGCTCATCCTCTGAGCAATGCCAACCGGGTTATCCGGATTGCCAACCAAGAAATACTTGGTGCCCGACTCAAGGCCTTGAATGATCGCCGTCATCGTCCGGCGAGTGATATTGCCGTAGCGATCCAGCTTCACGCCCTTACCAGGTGCCACGTACTTGTTGCTCGGCAGATAGCCTTTGGAGCGCAAGCGCTTCTCGCTGCCTTTGTTCTTGCGGGCTACCCCTTCGATCTGTGGCGTCAGCCATTTGGCGGCAGGCGCCCCGCGATCTCCGTCATCCTTGATGCGGACATAGGCAACCAGGTTGTTCTTCCTAGCCGGCACTGCATACATGCTGTTAAGCGTGAAGTTGGTGGGCCTATCCAAATCCTTGGGCATTTCCGCCCTTACCGCATCCTTGGCTATCCCAGCGCTTCGGGTGAGCGCGACAGCCAAGGCGAATTTGACCTGCTTCTGCTGCCTCTCAAGCTCAGCAATAGCCGCATCCACACCCTTATAGGCGACGGATACCAGACCAGCCATTACCCTGCCCTCCTCAGCACCGCTGCCACGTTACCCCTCGACCGCCAGACCGGGCTGGCCGGGCGCCCAGTGAACGGCGCAAGGCTTGCTGGGCCTGGCACCCATCAGCGCCCCAGCGCCTCACGAATCTCTTTGATCATGTCGAGCAGCGTCATCTGCTGACGCTTGTCGGCATAGGCAAACCAAGCCCGCACGAACACCCAGGCAGGCAGACCGCATACGAAGTACAAGCCAGCCAGGGCGACCGATCCATTCCAGTGCTCAGCCCACACATGCAGGCCCAGCCACTGCACAACGCCAGCGCCCCCGCATACCGAGGCGATTACGGTGCAGATCAGCGCGACAACCCACTCCCGGCGACTCTTGGGTTGGGTCATGGCCATGACAACGATGGCCGCGAAGGTAGCGCCGAAAAGGAAGGCGGCGACCTTGGTCAGACCGAAGCCAGCCAGCGCCGTGGATGCCGGCTCGCTCATCTGGTGATTCCTCATGGTGGTGGTGTCCCGGGCTGGGCCCATTGGTGAGCCGTCCGTGGTCGGGGAAATTCAGGCACAAAAAAACCCGGCGCGTGGCCGGGTTCTGTGTTCGAGGCGGTAAAACCGCAATGTAGGCACAATCTGTCAGCTTTTCCCCGGGGAGTCAACACCCTATGCCGCTTCCCTGATTGTCTCTAACCGCCCATCCACCCAGGCCACGCCCGCCGCTATCAACTGCGCGGCCTTGGTTTCACTGATCTGCAAGTACCGGCCCACCCTCGCCTGCGTATAGCGCGCCCCGTAGTAGAGCCAGATGCAGTCTGCCATCTGGCTGTCACGAATACCCAGCCGCGCCACCGCCTGATCTACCAGGCCGGCCGCCTCATCTGTGATGTTGAACGACGGCGCTGTGTTCTGCTCTACGTTGTCGCGCATCAGGGCGAAGGCAGGCGACACGTAGCGCGGGACGCCCATCCCTGACATCCGCCACAGCCCCCACTGATCCAACAGCCATTCTGTGCTGCCCGACAGGATTGTCACTCGCCGTTTTGTCATGCAGCACCCCCAGCTGTAGTTTTCTCAATCGCCTCTGCGTACAGCCTCACCCTGACCATTCCACCCTTCACCGGGTCAGCAGCAAGCCTGAATCGTGTTGAGAATCGGCTGTCATCAATACCCAGCGCAGCCGCTATGCCATCGCGCCCGGACTTGAACGCGGCCAGGCAGTTATCGTCATCGCGGCGCTGCCTGTTTGGCGGCACAAACTCAATGTCCAGCACCAGCGAGCCTTCTGGCACCTGCATGCGGGCATGAATGGTCAGCAGCCGGCATTCAGCCTTGTAGCGCTGCGCAATCTGGTTCTTCTTGGCCCAGTGCGTCCGGGCGTTCGGGTTCAGCTCTTTCGGCGGCCATGGCAAATCGATAATCACGCGACAACCTCCCTATCCAGTATCCGATTGCACTCGGCCTGCAGGTCGGCCTGCTTGCCGTACTTCGCCTCAAACCGGGCTTTGTTGCCGTGCACCGACTCCACACCAGGCACCAGCGGCTGATGGTGAGGCCAGCACAGCGGAAGAACCCGCATGTGACAGCCAGGCCGTGTACGCCCATCGATGTGATGGATGCTGACGTGGTGGTTCACTCGGCCATCCTTGCGGCAGGCGATACAGCCGACCACGTTGGCCAGCCTGTCGTGGTAGCCGCGTTCGGCCTTGCTGGGTGCTTTGCCCTTCATTCGCCCTCCGCCATCAGCGGCCAACCCTGCTCTGCCGACCACTGCTCAATCCGTGTCATGTAGTTGCCGAACTCCTCGACGCTCAGCTTTGCGGTGCTGATGCCGATCTGGCCGCCCCCTGGCAATTCCTCGATGCCGATGAACTCGCGCTTGAAGTGCTCGTGCCATGCGTCCTTGCTGAACTGCTTGCCGTCAATCCACGCAATGTCAGACAGCTCCAGCAGCAGGGCCCAATACCGCTTGTTCTGGTCAATCGAGCGCTTGGACTTGAGCGGGCGCAGCACCAGTTCGTAACCGGTTCCGGCCTCACGCATCAGGCCAGTTACCAGGTCATAGGCCGTGCGGAACGCCGGCTTGATGCCTGCTGCGCCCTGAATGCGGAACGTGCGACTAGCCAACAGTCACCCCCTTCACTCGCTCAATCCCGAACCGTGCGTGACAGTCCGCCGTGACGATTTCCAGCGTCACCGGCTCTGGATAGATCACGTTTCCGCACTTGCCATCGATCAACGTGAAACGGAATAAGCGGCTCATTCCGGCAGCCCCGCGATGATCGCCAGGATCAGCAGCGACAGCAGAAGCCAGCGGGTGGCGGCGTATCGGTCTGCCTGCTTGTCGTCGCTCATGCATCCACCAAACAGCCATGGCGCTCTTGCTTCCGCGCCCGGCCTCGCTCAAGGGTCAATGGGTCTCGGCTGGCGATCTCCCAGCCGTTCTTCAGGTACTGGTCGACCAGGTGGCGTAGGTCGAGTTGGGTGCGGTGGTTTTTGGTCACCATGTCTCATCCTCCTCGTATTGGCGGCCGGAGAAGCTGACAAACCGGGCGAAGTTGCCCTGCTGCTGAACAAGGCATGAGCCCTTTTTCATCTGGCGGCCCTTGTCCAGAATCAGCTCGGTAACGCCGTTCTTGCCCTCTTCGGTTTCTTCGTCGCGATGCACCAGCAGCACAGCATCGGCGTCCTGCTCGATCTGTCCTGAATCGCGCAGATCGCTTGCCATCGGCTTTCCGCCCTTGCGCTTGGTTACTTCGCGGTTGAGCTGCGCCAGCAAGATGATCGGTATGCCAAGTTCTTTGGATAGGTTCTTGATGGCGGTCGAGATGGCGCCAACGGCCTCGGAGCGGCTGCCGTAACCGGCACCGGTCTTGATCAGCGTGAGGTAGTCGATAACCACAACGTCAAGGCCGTGCTTGCTCTGGACCTGACGGCAGATGCTGCGGATTTGCGGAACGCCAAGGCCTGGCTTGTCGCACAGGTACAGTTCCTTGTCCTTGGCCTTGCACACCGCATTGGTCAGCAGTGGCCAGTCATTATCGAGCAGCTTTCCACTGTCCATGCGGCCGAGGTCTACACCGCCCAGCGATGCCAGGCTGCGCAGCGCCAGTTCTTCCTCTGGCATTTCCAGGCTGAATACCAGTCCGATCTTCGACAGGCTGGTCGCCGCATGCTGGGCGATCTGCAGGCCAAGGGTGGTCTTTCCGCTGCCGGGGCGACCGGCCACGACCAGCATCCACTTTTCGCGCAGACCACCGCCCAGCAGCTTGTCCAGGTCCGGCAGGCCGGTTGATATCTTCGGCAATGCCGAATCGGTGAACTTCTCGTCGATGGTCTCAATAACGCCAGGCAGCACCGCATCAAGGCGCTTGTATTCCACGTCATCGCCCTGCAGGTCGCGCAGGTCTGCCATGGCCTGCTGAGCGTTTGCGATGATTTCAGCCAGTGGCTTCAGGCTGCCGGTGGACTCCTTGATACTCTCGGCCACCTCAACCACTCGACGCAGGATCGCGCGTTCTTTGACGTGCTTGGCGTAGGCTGCCCAGTTAGATGTGCTCGGCACGTCCTTAGCCATCTGGCCGGCAAACGCGATTGTGTGCGCGCCGCTCGGTAGCACGGGGTGGCGAACGCCGACCGTTACCGGGTCCAATGGCTCGCCAGCAGCGTGCGTTTCAATGATGGCGTTGAACAAGGCGGCGCACTCGAGGTCGTAAAAGTCCGCAACCTGCAGCTTGCTCGTAATCTCGTCGAACAGACTCTCATCCATCATCAGCGCGCCCAGCACGCAATACTCAGCCTCCAGGCTGAACAACTCCCGGCTCATGCTTCACCTCGGCGCGCAGATTCCCAGTCGAAGGCGACCGCTTGGCCGCCGTTTTGCCGCAACCGATCCATGGCGCGCTCACCCACCCATTCCTCCAGCTCTTCGGGCGGCAGGTTCGAGGTGATGATGGTTGGCAGCATCTTGCGGTAGCGGATATCGATGATGTTGTGCAGGGTCTGGCGCTCGAACTCGGTGTTACCGGTCGCGCCAACCTCGTCCAGCAGCAGCAAGTCAGGCGCGGTCACCTCAGCCAGCACGCACTGCTCGGTCAGTTCAGCGTCACGGGCAAAGCTGGCCTTGAGCGCCGCCAGCAGATCGGCAACAGCCACATACAGCGCAGTCGCCCTGTGCTCCGTCACCACGGCCCTGACGATGGCGCAGCCAAGATGGGTTTTGCCGTTGCCGTAGTTGCCCACCAGCAGCAGGCAGCGGCCCCGATCCAGCGAATCGGCAAACCCGTCGACGTATTCGCGACAGGCGCTCAGCACGCGCTGCTGGCCATCGTGTTCAGTCCGGTAGTTATCCAGCGTGCAGGTCCGGAAGCGCTTGGCGATGCCCGTGGCAAACAGCTTGGCGTTCAGGTTCGCCCAAGACTCCAGCTCGACAGCGGCGCGCTTCTGCTCGCCCTCTTCGCCATGCTTGGCGTCAAACCGGCACCGAGGGCACCCCATCACGCGCGGCTCACCGTCGAATGCCTCGACCAGCGTCCGGTCGTACTCGCCGTGCAGCTCGCACACGTCCAGCCGGGTTTTGATTCGAGGATGCAGGCCGAAGTTAGAAATTGGCACGGACCACCCCCAGACGCTTGTTCTCGTCCGCTCTGGCGTTCAGCTCGGCAGCATTGATCTTGGGCAGGTTGTTAAACCGGGACTTGGCCGGGAACTGGCTCACGTTGCGCTCAGCCCTGGCGTTGCGCACCCAGTTGCGCCACGTTGCTTGCCAATCCAGCTTGGCCGCGTTCTTGGTCGCAGCGTGCCAGTGGTCGGCGAACTTCTCAGCCTCACGCCGTACACCAGCCTCACCCAGTTCCGGCCGCTCGCTCATGGCCCAGTCAAACCAGTCATCAGGCAGTGACCAGTTCTTAGGCAGGCGCTTACCCCGCTTCGCCTGTTCTGGTTCTGGTTCAGCCCGTGGTGGCGCTGCGTTAGCGGCGCAAAGGGTTTGACTTTGAGGTTCTTGGTTATTGGTTCTTGGTTCTTGGTTAGCTTTCGATCGGCTTTTTTCTGGCAACCCATAATTAACCGGGTTGGTTTTATCTGGGTTTTCAGGGTTCTGCGGGCTTGGTTCTGCTTTGGTTTTTGGGCGCCCGCCTTTCTTGCCGTTCTCCGCAGCCTGGGCAGCTTTAGCGCGGTACTTTGCAATCTCTTCGTCAGCCCGCTTGTTGTGCCAGGCGCCGTCTACCAGATCAAAGAATTCAGCGAGGATGACCGGCACCGCTTCGCACTCTTCCGGCGTTCGGGCGCCTACCCAACGACACACCTTCGGCAAATCGTCGGCGATAGGCTGTTCTTCCGCGTAGTACCGGCGAAGGAGGCGCGTGTAGATGGCGTCCTCGATGAGCGACAGGTGCATTGTGGCTTGCGCGTAGTCGCCGATGTTGTGGCTGTAGTAGTTCATTGCTACACTCCAGATGCTTTAGTCGAATCGCTACCGGCTTCAACCGGAAGCAATGAAGCCCGAAGGTGCCCATCACCCTCGGGCTTTTTCTTTTCCGCCAATCCCTCGTAGTACTCAGCCAGATCAAGGTTCATGCGCTTGCGCATGCCGTATGAATTGGCCGCCAGCTGCCGTGCAGCTTTTGCCATCGCGGGGTAGTCGTAGGGGAATGGCGTCATGTTCACGCAGCCCCCAGCGACACTTTCACGACAACCAGGCTCTCTACCGCCTCGCTGATTTCGCGCGCCGCGTCGGCTCGGTCTGACTGGGTGGCAAAGCCTCGGTCAATGATGTTGGTGACCAGTCGCATTACGTCCGCCACCTCGGCATTCATGTGCAGGGCGGCGCTGGTCAGCTCCTGAGCTGCTGGCTTCTCTCGTGCCACCAGATCGAAGCCGAACTCATCCGCCAGCGCCTCAAGCGGGCGCATATCCCCGCTGTGCAGCAAAATGCCGTACAGGTGCTCGATGGTCAGGTGGTGCGCGTCGTCGTCCGGGTTGGAGCGCTGTAGCAGGCTCACGTGCGGCAAGCCCATCTTGGCCGCCAGAACCTTTGCATCGTTGTCCTTGACTGCGTTGTGCGTTGCCCGCAAAAAGTCGTCCATCGGAAAACCTCGTTGTTGTTTCCGTGGCGGCATGGCAAAGCCACTGCCACCCTGTGATTGTGGTCAGGCGGCTGTGCCGGTCGCGGTAACTGGTTCGTCTTCGCGGCGGGCAACTAGCGCGCCATCGGACTCTTTCTCAAGCACGCACTGCATCGGGTACGAAAACCCACCTGCAGCTCGGCACTGAGAAACGCGGCCGCTGGACACGCCAAGCGCATCGGCAATGGATTTGCCGGTTTTGAAATGCGCCAGAGCTTCATCAAAGGTCATAAGCACCTCCATTCATCTTTGGCGAGTTTAGAAAAGTTAACCGATGCTTGCAAGCAATCTTAACTGCATGGCGTTTAGAATCCTAAACATGACCATCGCAGACAGAATTGCCCTCCGACTGGAGGAGCTGAAAATGACCCCCGCCGAACTGGCGAGGCGTATTGGCGTGAGCAAGGCAACCGTTTCGCACTGGCTGAACGGGACCACTGGCTTGAAGGGCGAGAACCTGACAAAGGCGGCGGCGGTGCTGGAGTGCTCACCAACCTGGCTGCAGACAGGCAGGTCGTCACGACGCGATGACACGCCCGAAGACGCCCCAAGCGATAAGGATTACGCTTTGATTCCGCAGTACACAGCCCTTGGCGAGTGTGGGAATGGATACCTGAACGATCACGCAGAGATAAAAGGCGGGCTGGCTTTCAAGCGCGACTGGCTGGCCAAGATGAAGGTGAAGCCAGAGAACCTCTGTGTCATCTACGCTTCCGGCGCCAGCATGGAGCCCTATGTGATGGAGGGCGATGTAGTGCTGTTCGATCAGTCAGACATAACTCCGAGAGATCGGCAGGTTTACGCGATCCGGCGCCCTGACGGCGACATCAGCATCAAGCGCCTGGTGCTGGGCCTGACTGGAAGCTGGATCATCCGCAGCGACAACCCGAATAAATCCGACTACCCAGACGAAGCTCTTTCATCCGACGCAGTGCACGAAATGCCAATTATCGGCCGAGTCATCTGGCGCGGCGGCGGAATGATGTAGCGCCCAGCCCCACCCTTTCAGGTAACCGCAAGCCCGCCCATCGCGGGCTTTTTTGTGCCTCCCGCAGCACCTCCAACCCAACAAAGTTAAGTTTTCTCAACAAAATGCTTGACGCCTATCGTTAAGTTTTCTAAATTCACTCCCAAGCCAGCACCAACGGCCAGGGCCAGCCCCGACAGCTCTTTCAAAACTTGGAACTCCATGCCGGTCACTGGAAACCGGCCTGCTCGATGTTTTGCTGACGCATCTGGAATCAGCGGACAAAGGGTTGCACTGCTAACGCTCCCTGGCGGT